CAGCATTCAAGCCCCTAACATCCCCGGCGGTGGCGCTATTGGCATCGGTGATATCACCGGCCTGCAAGCCGTACTTGATACCAAGCTCGAAGATGTAATCGGCACAATCGCACCACTCACAAGCACAGTCATAATTACGGGTACTGAACTTAATTATCTAGCTGGTGTTACTTCACTCATCCAAACACAACTCGACGGCAAGGTTGACCTCGCTGGCGACACAATGACTGGCAACTTGCTATTCGGTGCTGGTATTCAACTCGAAGCTGACGCCGGTACCTTCGGTCTACCGAGCATAGTATGCGTGGGCGACCTCGACACTGGTCTGTTCTGGCCTGCTGCTGATACCCTCGGTGTCTCAGTTGGTGGATTGGATGCATTCCGTATCCTACCAACGGGTCTCCTTCAGTCACAAGTCGCAACCTACGAATTGTTGGTTGTTGCTGATGATGACATCCCGAACAAGAAATATGTTGACGATGCAATCACTACCGTAATCGGTGGTCCGTTCCTCGAACTGGCTGGCGGTGTTATGGCTGGCACCATCGATATGGATGGTAACAGTATAATCCTCGATGCTGATGGTGATACGTACTTCAATTCAAGTGTCGATGATGTACTGGATTTGTATATTGGCGGCGTACTTGGTGTCGTGTTCGATGCCGCATCTGTTGATGTACGAACCAAAACAATAACGAACGTCGTTGATCCTGTGAATCCGCAGGAAGCGGCTACGATGAACTACGTAGACACAGAGATCACAGCACTAAATCTCGGTGCCACAACTGGTCCATATCTACCGCTGTCTGGCGCAGACGCCATGACCGGCATTCTGAACATGGGTACACAACGCATCACTGATGTGGTTGACCCAGTAGCCGCACAAGACGCTGCCACGATGAGCTACGTAGACACAGAGATCATTAACCTGAACCTCGGTACTACCTATCTGCCGCTCGCGGGTGGTGTGATGTCTGGTGCCATCAACATGGGTACAAACGTTATCAACAACGTTGTTGACCCTACTAATGCACAGGACGCTGCCACACGAGGTTTCGTTGACGCGGCTGATGCACTAAATCTTCCATTAACTGGTGGTACCATGTCTGGTGCAATCGCCATGGGTGGAAATCTTATTACTGGCGTAACTGACCCTGCTGCTGCACAAGACGCAGCCACAATGAATTACGTCGATACCGAAATTACTAATCTCGGTCTTGGTGGTGCAACAGGTCCATTCCTAGAATTAGCTGGTGGAACAATGGGTGGTCCTATCGCCATGGGTGGTAGCGGAATTACTGGTCTGCTTGACCCATCTGGTGCGCAAGACGCCGCAACCCAGAATTACGTTGATACCGAAATTGCTGCTCTCGGACTCGGTGGTGGAACCGGACCGTTCCTAGAATTAGCTGGTGGAACAATGGGTGGTCCTATCGCCATGGGTGGTAGCGGAATTACTGGTCTGCTTGACCCATCCATAGCTCAAGACGCAGCCACGAAGGCTTATGTAGACAGCGAAATCGCTGGTCTGTCGAGCGGTGTATTCGTACTCGCAACCGGTGACACAATGACCGGTGACCTTATCATGTCTTCCGGTTCACAGCATAGTGCCGATTCTGGTACTATTGGTGCTCCTGCGTATTCCTTCACGGGTGCGCTCGACACAGGTATGTGGCATGACGGAACAAGCCTGCAATTAGCAATCGGCGGAACAAGCGGATTGACCGTTTCTCCGGCTGGTGGCTCTAACGAAGTTGATGTTCACGGACGTAATATTGTTAGTGTTGCTAACCCGACTGCTGATGATCATGCGGTGAACAAAGGTTTCGTTGATGCACAGTTGCACACGAAGTTGTTAGGTTCCGTAACTGGTGTTGACCTTCTGTCTACTGGCGTGATTCCAGTATACACAATTCCTGCTGGTAAGATGCACATCGTGACCGAAGTTATCGTTCGTGCTACCTCGTATACCCCGGGCGCTACTCCGACTAACCCTACCGGTTCTGTTGGTCTATCTGGTAACTACGACCAAATCGTTGTAGACACTCCTTTGGACTGGGGAGGCACCTCTGGTGCTGGAGATCAGGTGGTTTATTTGCAACCGAAGAATGGAGCAGATTCACCAAACGCAGGTAATATAGTACGGTTTGAAGTAGATACAGCAGCAGGTGGAACATTTTCTGCCCTAACTGTAACAGTCTATGTATTAGGAATTGAACTATAATGATTGATAGTAAAACGCGGGCACAGATCGAAGAAACACGTGCCGAACATGAGTTTCTTACGTTCTTAGTCCTCGCCTCTGGCGAAGTCAAAGTAGGAATTGTCCAAAACGAGTCGCCCAAAATGGTACAGTTTTACGACTACGAAAAGATTAGGGACAAGAATCATCAAAAAATCTTCCTACAACTAGGTGATACATGGTGGTGGGGGAGTAATCAGGCACTCCCCGTAGACTCATATATCGGGCAAGATTTCGATATATTTGGAGACGCCTTAACTGGCTATCCCAAAAAATCCATAGAAGAAATCCACGGCCCCACCATCTCCCTCCAAGAACAATACCTCAAACGCGTCAAGAAAAAGAAAATAGAAATAGTCAACAGATCACAGGTAGCTTGCGCTACATGATTTAGTAGTATATCCGCGTGCTTTGCAATCGTTGTAAATAGATAAAGAAACTATAACCGCTAAGAGAGAACGGTAAATGTCTTTATACACTGCCCGCACAATAGGGGGTGGCACCGACGCCATCGGAACAACCCTACCAACTTTCCGACTTGGACTTAATGGTCCAACGTTTTACAACGGTTCTGCCGACCCAACCGTAACTCCTCCGACTCCCATGGATGACGGATTTTCCGACGGTGACGTATACATTCGTGGTACCACTGGCGGCTCTGCCCTCTGGGTATATGATACTGCTGTATGGACACAGATAGCATCTGGTGCTGGTGGTGGTTCTTTTGCTGGTGATATCGTCATGACAGCAAGTGCTCAATTATTGGGCGACCCCGCTGCTGATGCAACGGCTCCTGCATTTGCTTTCAACGGCGACGAAGACACCGGTATTTTTCAAGTCGGTGCTAATGAACTCGGATTCTCAACCGGTGGTACTCAAGCCCTCGTTATCGAATCTGACGGAACACTAGCATCAACCATCGTATCATATGAAACCCTCGTGTTGTCGGACAATGATATTCCTAACCGCAAGTATGTTGAAGACAACTTCATCAATGCTTCCGGCGATACCATGACCGGCGATCTATCATTTAACCCCGGTACTCAATTGTTAATCGCCAGTGGTTCTGCTACCGATCCCGGTATTGCATTCTCTCTCGATGCGGATAATGGATTTTATCTTGATGGTACCAATTCCATCGGTGTCTCGGCTGGCGGTGCAGAAATTGCTAATTTTGATTCTGTTGGTATACGCATGCGTAACGCCGCGCAATTCGTCGGCGATGGTGGTGCTATTGGTGCTCCGTCTATTGCATTCAACGGTGACCTGAATAGTGGTATCCTACATGACGGTACACTCGGTGAAGTCGCACTGGTTTCGACCGGAACAGAAACAATACGCTTTAGTGGTACGACAGCCGACGGCTCGCTGTTATGGCGTGGTGGTGATGGTCTAGTTACTACTCCTGCAATATCTTTCAGCAACGATCCTAATACAGGTTTTTATAGTTCTGCTGCTGACACGATTAGTTTTAGTGCTGGCGGAGTTCTTGCAGCAAATATGGACATCGGTGGTATCGAGGTTAAAGACGGAACCCAGTCGGCACCATCTTACTCCTTCATTAATGATAGTGATACTGGTATGTACCTATCTAGTACCGGAGTCCTTGAATTTGCTGTAGGTGGCGTAGACCATTTTCAAATCAATGCAACGGATATACGAGCCCTACCGGTATACCGTGGCGCTGGTGGTACTGCGGCTGGTCCGGGATTTTCATTCACTGGGGATGATGATACTGGGATGTACAGTAGTAGTGCGAATATACTATCGTTCGCCACTGGTGGTATTCAACGCTGGCGCGTCAGTTCGGGCGGTGATTGGTTACCGACATCAAGTGGTGCAGACATTGCAACATCAGGAACACGACTCGGTACGGTCTATGCTACTACCTTCGATGGTACTGCAACCGCTGCACAGTACTCTGACTTAGCGGAACGCTATTCAGTCTGTAGTTGCTGCGAACCGAAACCGGGTGACGTTGTTGTTATCTGCGACCACGAAGACCATGATATTTGTTGTTCCCTTGACGAAGCAGACGACCGTGTTCTGGGTGTTGTGTCTACCAAACCTGCGTTCATGATGAACAGTGATGCCGGTGATGACGATACAGCCCCATACATCGCCCTACGTGGACGTGTGCCGGTCAAAGTATATGGATTGGTAAGGAAGGGTGACCTACTCATAACGAGCGCTGATGAAGGCTGTGCGCGGGCTCTGACGGCTGATGAGAAGAAGACTGTCAGTCCTCATGCCGTGTTTGCTAAAGCCCTATCGTCCTATGATGCAGATGGCATCGGTGAAGTCGAAGCAGTAATCCTCTAAATGAAGTACTCTTCGCTTTGTCCGAGTTTCTTTGCTATTAGCTGAGCGTGGAGTATAACGAGGACCGCAAACGCAACAGCATGACTTTTCTTGAAGAAATAATGCGTGTCGTCCTCGATGTCCAATTTTTCCCATACCGTGTCTTTGATTAATTCCCATGGTTGCCCCACTAGATATTTCTTTCGCGGGCGAATCACTGCGAGCAGACACGATATATCCTCCACGGATTGTGGTGGGTACATTTCACACAGGTGGTGATAGTTAGCCAGATGGGTTAATTGGTATCTACGGTCTTCCGCTTCAAAAAACTGTTTATCCTGAAACCATTCCCAGTTCACCGGAGCAGCCAATAGCTCATCCAATTCTTCATTGGATTCTACTAAGTCATACACATGATTGGGGATGAGGTCTACTTTGAAGTAACCAATTACCTCGGCTTCCTTGTATGGAAACGCAGACAGTTTCGTGATTGGGTCTACTGGTACTTTTTGAAAATAAATTCCAGTGTTGTGCGGAACCAATACTTGGTCATTGTTGACCTGTGATGCTTGCGTATATTTTCGCAAAGCCGTGAGTGCCTTATCTCGGTCACTCACGTCCAAGTCAACATCTGGGATTTCTACATCAGACAGCATGCAGTTTCTCAGTCAACACTTTGTTCACCGTAGCCATACCAACTTCATCCGATTCTGTCTTTTCCAACCAGTAAGGGACGTTGATGTGTTCGTTCAGAGTGAACAGCATTTCTTGTTTGAATCGCGAAGTTAGGGCATCCACGCACGGTTGATATCCGAGGAGAACCCACGGGCTTAGCTTGTTCTCGCGAACCATACTCATAGCCTGCCCGGGCGTAATGGTCTTGAAGAATTCAGGCATGCTGATGTCGTTGTCCACACACCACACACGAATGTTCTTACAGGATGTTTTGGCTTGCGCCTCGGGTTCCTCTGAGGTTCGTAGATAGGCACGGTAATCGTCGAGGTCGCGGGGGTTACACCACTTCGCCTCTGGGATTTTATTTTCCACCAACCAATCAATGTACTTGAACCCTGATACTACGTATTCATTAGACGTGAATTCTGCTAGGCGATTGAACGCCTTGAAAAATGGAGACTTGCAAAATTCGTCAATGGATTTCTCTTTACCACGACGTAGCATCTTGGCTCGCTGTTGCCAGTGATTGAATAGGCGATGGGCTTTGATGGTCGTGATGTTGTTACGATCCATAAAGCGTTGCTTTTTATCACACATGTGTTTTTCGTACCATGTCTTCCTTACGAAGTCACGGCGACAAAACGAGCACTTGTATTTGCGTTCTTTAAGCGACATTAGCCTTTCCTCAATGCGTCAAATGTTTTAGTCAATTCCTTGACCTCTTTTTCCTGATACCCGAGGGATTCTGCAAAGCTAATCATGCCAGCCTTCGTCGAACGACGGACCCACATCTCTACCTCTTCCTCCCGAATATCTTCGTACTTACCTTCCAGAAGTTTCATCATCTTACTAAGATGAAGAATTTTTGACGGTTTGTAATACTTGTGGCGAACCTTCCGCCCCGTCCCGCAACACGCTAATAACTTCGTCTGTAATTCAGGATGACCATATAGGTCGAACCACCCATCATTGCATATGACGTTGAAACTGTCAATAAGGTCTGCATGCGCGTCATCGCTCGTGGCACCGGTTACCCACTGGGGGAGCATCCAAGAAACATTACGTTCCAGTTCCTTGAGCATTTCCGGCTCCGCACGAAGCGAGTCGTACACCCCTAGATTGTTTTGATCTAGGTAGGACAGGGTAGCAAAGAGGTCGAGTTTGTTCGCCATAATTACTTCGGTGGAGCAATAGTCGCCTCGATAGTTTCCCACCGCGCTGTTACAACGGTGTAGTCGTGTGGCGCTTCTGCTGGAATGTCAGTATTCAACACCGAAACCTTTTTGATGTTGTCCATGTTGTATCGTGCCGGATGTGAACCGCCACCGCCGATAATCTGCTCTCCGAAAACTGCGTACTTGTCATTGGATGCCTTGCCGACAGTGAACGGGTAAAATACACGGGTTTCTATACCTTTGTCCTTCGACTCGTATTCCACTTCGACTACCTTGCGGGCGCGTATCGCTTCAATTAATTTATCTCTCATTTCTCTGTCCTTTACCAGATGTCGCCGATTGGTTTGTAAATCTCGACCTTACTGGAAGAGAATATAGCACAATTCGGACCACGTTTCACCCCATCGGCGAGATAAGGGCTAGAATTTTCTCCCAGTGGAACTACAAGTAAGTCCTTGTCGTTCATCTGCGGAGATGTCCAATTGGCTTGCGGGAATATAGTACCCTGTCGTACCTTCAAAAACTCTGGCCTGAAACCATCAATCGGATTCAGGCAAAAGGCAGGAAAGTTTCTCCCACCAATTTCGTACAACGGAATGGAATGAAGGTATTCCAAATCCGTACAAATGATAGACCAGTGCAATGGCATTACGATTTCATGTTCCCCAATTTGTAGGGTCACTGACGCTGATGAGAATTCCTCAAGAAATTCTATCACGTTAAAATAGAAATCGATGTTTGCGGGGTCTTGGAAACTTAGGGTGCTGTGATGAACTACCTCACCCACCTTCATAGAGTCCGTATTAAGAACTTCGTTCTCAGCCGTTAGTATTAACATCGTAGTACTCCACCTCGATTATTTGTAATGGTTGTTGGGCATCTTTATAAAACGTTCTTCTGGACGCGGCATGTTTTTTACTCAAGCCAGAGTCTCCGAATATATCGAAGATGTTAACATGGTCCTTGTCCTCGGCTATTCTAAAACCACGACCGAGAGTCTGCATAACTTTTTCAAACTTTTTCCCCGGCTCAATTATGACGAGATTGAAAATTCTGGGTATGTCGATACCGGTGGATGCAATGCCGTATGTACAAATAAGCAAACCGTTGTCGTTATTGTTAAACGTCTCGTAGTGGTCTCGGCGATTCTTGTCTCTACCATCAAGCGATATGGCATCAGGTAATAATGCTGCCAACTTCTTTCCGTGTTCACGGTACTGAACCAACACCAACGTATTGCCGAACTCTTCGACAATCTCTTCGATGGTGACAGCCAAATACATCATGCGGAATTCATCGGAAAACATCCAATCCAATTCGTCCTTCCAGAGTTCATGGTGGGCTGATGCTTTCTCCCATGTAGGATTCTTCGAGTCTCCCAACTTCATTTGGTAGACCTCCGCCTTTGCGAGCACGCCAAGGTCTTGTAGATGCTTCGAGCGAACCACGTAAATGTGCTTACCAATCGTAGCTTCGATTTGCTTTCGGAATAGGTCTTCTTTTGGAAGCGTTCCCGTGCAACCAAATCGGAATGGAACATTAGCAGCGGGACCGGACAGCATCTCACCTAGTACCTGTGCCTTGGCTTGGTGTACTTCGTCCACGATGACACAGATAACTTCATTGAACAGTTCAGGAAAGTGATCCAAGCTCTGCCATGTAGCTATGGTAACTTGCTTACGTTCTTTGCGTTCACCATACCAGATACCGGCATCCAATCCCATCCGCTGTTGAAACTCATAATGTGTTTGGAGAATGAGGTCGATGCTAGGAACAATAATTACGACGCGCCCGTGAGGAGCCCACACCTTAGCCATGATGCCGCAGATGATAGTTTTACCTGCACCGGTAGCGAGTTCCAATACACCCTGCCCACGCTCAATTGCTGTGTTGACGGCGGTGACTTGGTGCTTCCATAACGTGATCGGATTACCCTCACGATCTAAGAAACCGTTAAGATAAGAGTCGTCGATGTATTGTAGCTTGTCGGAAACATTATCGACCCAAGAGCGTTCGTCAATAATTTCGAAATTATATCCCGCTTGTACTAGGATGGGGTCGATGTATTCAATCAGGTTGAAGCTGGTGTACCCCGAGGCTTTCATTAGTTTGATTCGCCCGTCCCACCAGCCAAGTTTTACCTTCGCCATGTGTATGTAGCCCGGGACGTAGTAGGTTAATTCTTCCTGACACTCATAGAGGGTGTCAGGGTCTACCCCACGGAATTCTACATTGACTTCATCATGTATAACTATCTTTGCTGTTGGCATCAGAATAATTCATCGTACCGCTCTAGCCACGCCTTCTCAGCGCTTTGCCACATTTCATGGCGCGGACATCTCTCCACCCATTTAATGTAGTCCTCGTCGAGAGAATCTTCAATGCGTTCGGGGGATGATATATGTAATGCATTCAGCTTCGCTTCGAATACAGGACTGGTACGAGCCCATACGGTCATCTCGCACCAACTCATTTTGATGTCGTAATACAGGAACTCATCGTCCATGAGTGAATAGTCAACACCAAAGTATTCGAAGCAAGTCCTCAGTAGCTTGTCTTCAATCGCATCATAGATGCTCTTGAACGGCTCCTGACGACGTATAGGGCGCGGCATGTCCTTGAGGTAGGCTTCGGCTGCGTCATGAATTAACGCCGTCTGAGCGTACTTCTGGGGCACCACATGGCTTAATGCTACCGAATGCCAAGCAACCGGAAGCGGATATGGTGATTGATTGCCGTAACGCATCTCACATGCGAGTCCGTGAGCCACCGAGAGATAGTCAATTTCGTCAGCATAAGGGTCTAGCGGCCATACAAAACTGCCACCGTATGTCTGCAACGAGTTGTTTAGCTCACGACCGCGTAACGGTTGCCAAAATAGGCCATTGAAAATATGTCTTTCACCTTCAATATCAATCAGCGTACCGGGTTTAGTCGGCTCAGGAGTTATCTGTTTCGCGTGTCCCATCGATCCATACCTCTTCAAGTTTTGCTATTCGGATATCGGTAATGGTCTTCAGAGTGAATCCACGGGTGATGAATCCTTCCCGAAGGTCTTCCAATACATGTTGGCGGTCGGCAATAAGCCGGATGCAGTCGTTTAGCAAGGTAACCACATCTTCCGCCTTGATGTGATTTTTGAGATCGGTCGCTGTTGGTTTGGTGCCGAGTAGTGCTTTGCCATCAGATGTGGTTTGATACCAAACATACTTCTTGTATTCATAATCTGATAATACCGTTTCTAGATACTTTCGTATCTGGAGGGCGTCAGTGTGAACGCTGTTGTAGAAATAACCGAGTGCAGTATTTTCTTGCAACATGCTCTCAAGTCTACCGACAATCAAAAGCTCGTCGGTGGAATCTTTTTCCACTTTAAGAAAGTACTCCGACGCACCAATGACCGCGTTGATGAATGTGTCCTTCTTGTCATCATCATCGAGGTCATCATATGCGTCACGAACCGTGTCGAACCATCTCTGCGCTCTGCGCGACTTACTCATCAGTAGCCTCGTCTTCCTCAGCATCCGCCGCAGCAAGTTCTGCTTTGACTTCTTCATCGGTAAGCGGGCGCGAGACACCACTCGGATTCAGATCATCAGCCCATATCATCGCAGCATCAGCATGCTTTCGGAAATCCCCTTTGCGGAATTTCTGGAGTGTGTCCCCTTTACCGATTTGATACCAACCTATTGACGGAACCGTGATGGCACCTTCGTACATGAGCAGATCGAACAGACCAGAATACGCGTCCATACCAGTGTTGAACGGCACTTGAATTTCGATGCGCTGTCCGGGCTTGGATGCGCGGGACTTGAGATTATCAATGACACAAACGTGACCAATAATCTGACTACGCTTCTTGTGATCCGCAGTCATGCCTGCCTTCATGTCCGCCCAATACTTCGCGACTTCTTTATCCTCAATAGCACGATTTTTATCGTTCTCCTTGAGTGCCACCTTGGTCAACATGAGACAACCCGATGCCATATAAAACATCTTATGACCGCCGGTAGTCTTGTGCTTCGCTCCGTACTTTTCCTGATTGTCCATGATGTGACCGACACCCAATACCATGACAGGTAAGTGGCTGCACAGATGGGTGATGGACTGAACCACGTCACCGGTCTGTTTAGCCTTCTGTCCCATGTCACCAACAATGGTACCAGCCTGAGCTTCTTCCCATTGCTTTTCGGTCATAGCCGCAGACCACGAATCAACAACGATGACCATTGGTCTGTCAAAGTCGCCAGCCTCGTATGCTTCACGGTACATCTTGCACATTTCTGAGACAGTCTTCTTACAATCGCTGAGCGTAGCGCCAGTCATGTACTGAAAATTATCTTCGTCAAGATCGACACCGACACGTTCAAGCCATTGCTGACCAGCGACATCATCGGTTGCCTTTTCCACGTCGATCCATAGGACAAACGCGTTATGTGCCTTTTGTGCATTAGCGCATGCATAAGCTGTCTGTAGGGATTTGCCCGAACCAGACTCGCCGTAATATACATACTGTCGTCCGAACAGCAGTCCTTCATTGAACTTGCCGGACATGATACGATTCATTGAGAAATTTCCCATATCAACCCACATGTCGATGTTGGAAAACCCTGCTTTAATCGTCTCAGATTTTAGAGTTGAGAACGCCTTCTGGCGCTTCTTTGTGAATTTACTAGCCATAATTGTTTCCTCTCAGTTTAGGCAAAAACCCGACCCCGCGAACTAAAAGGAGGTAATCGTTCAGCAGGGTCGGGCACATCAGCTTACGCCGATTTCTTACCTACACGAGCTTTGATCTTAGCTGCAAGATCGGAGACCTGAGTCTCACCCGCTTCTTCAGGAACAGCAACTTCTTCAACCTTGACATCAGTGTCGGCTGCGGCTGCAACCTCGGCTGGTGATTCGGCTTCGGTTTCGGCTGGAGCTTCAGCGGTCTTACCGCGTGCAGCTTTCAGACGGTCGAGTGCACTACCGGCACCTGCGCCTTCTTCAGTGGAAGCCGGAGCGGAAGATTTAGTTGCATCTCCAGCTTGGGACTTGTCACCACGCTGACGGAAAGGCTTGAAACCAAGTGCTTCCCATTCGGTGTTCCATACCGCGACTTCGCCAGTAAGTTGGCGCTGAACGGAGAGAGTCATCATCTCAGCCAGCACTTCATACATCTCTTCGCTTGGACGGTCAGGCAGACGCTTGGTCAGGTCGTGGAGTTTGTACTCCGCGATAGCAGCCAGTTGCTCATCAGTAAGTGGGCTCTGGGACTTGGACCAGCCAGACGAAGTTGTCCAGTCGGCGTATTCGCCCTGTTGTCCCTTCTTGACGATGAAGTTGTAGCCGTCGAAAATCGACATATCTACATCGCCGTCACCGAGAAGCGCTTCAACGTCTTCCTGAGTGAACTCACCACATGGTAGAGTTTCATACGGGTCTTCGTCGGAATGGAAGATCGAGTTATAGATGATCTGATGAATCTTCTTGTTGAACGGAAAGACACGAATCGGATTTTCTGGAGTTTCTTCTTCCGCCATGCCGGACTTGTTAACAAATCCTTGGTAGTAGAAGGTAGGCTTCTTCCAGTGAAAACCGGCGATCTTCTTCAGCTTGTCGGCTTCCTTGGTGTTACCAGAGTTCCGCAGTTCCTTTTCTTCGTCGTACAGTTCGCGCACGGGTACGAGGATAGGGCATTTGTTGGCGTGATCATACATTTCACGACACGGAGCCATGAACTTAACAACCTTTTCAGGATCACTGGGATCGGTGAATTGCATTGGCAGCATGACCTTTTCGGTCCAGAAACCACCGGTATACGGGTCGTTGAATGGCAACAGGCGGAAGGTACTTGATCCACCAAATTTAAGGTTCCAGAATGCGTAGATTGAGTAATCTTTTTCGAATTGTGGGGCACGTTCTTGCACGCGGGCACGCATGCGTTCTAGCATTGTAGTCATTAGACTATTCCTCTTAAGTTATATGCAGTTCTTTATTGAATCTACAAATTTATTACAGTTTTATACAGTTCTATTAAGTTATTGTCCGGTTGATCCGAATCCGCCTTCACCACGTCCTGTCAAGTCCAGTTCTTCAACATAGTCGAGAACCGGTATGATAGTAGGTTTGACAACCATCTGGGCTATTCTCATTCCTCGTTCAACGAAGAATTTCTTTGTAGATAGGTTCACCAAGATGACGCCTATCTCGCCCCGATAATCAGAATCTATTGTTCCCGGTGTATTGAGAACGGTGATCCCGTATTTTGCTGCCAATCCAGACCGTGGTCGAATTTGAGCTTCGAAACCAATCGGTAGTTCGATGGAAATTCCCGTAGGAATTATTTCCCTCGCACCCATGTTATTTAGGCAAACCGACTTATTGACCGCACAGTAAAGATCGATACCGACGCTACCAATTGTAGCCATGGCGAGTTCGGAGAGTCCGTCGAAATGGGGGAGCTTTTTAACCTTCACACGAACGCGTGGAATGTGTGCTGCTTCGTCCACCCGCTCTGGGGTAGGGAGGGCAGTATCCACTGCGGATTCACCACCACCAAAATCGGAAGCAATGGAATCTAACATGTCCTGTTCAGTAAAAGCCTTCTCAAATTTACGGTCCGATGCCATGGTTTTCTCTTAGTAATTGTCAGTATCATAATCAAGATGATACCGACCAAAGAGAAAGTCAAGTCAGAGCATGGGAAGCATGGCCATATTGTCAGGATGGTCGAAGTCATCCGCGTCGTAGTCGTCCATGTCAGGACGTATTAGGTCATCCAAGTCCGGTTCATGGAATCTGACTTCATCAATCAGCATAGCCATTAACACGCAGGACATTACGATATCGTCCTTGGCTCCTTCCTTCGCAGCGTAGCTAGCACCAGACCGGACGAATGTCTTCAACTGTGAAGCTAAGTGCTTGGAACGGGGGATGAACAGATTTCTCTCGATGAGGTTTTTCAGTTCCACACTGTATCGACGCTTGGACGTGACATTGGTCAGGAGTCCTCTCCATTTGTTCGGAGAACCAGTGTTCATTCCGTCACCGCGTGCGTTGACCGATGTCATGGTTGAGTCGATTAGGTAGCCCGGGAATGTTTGCTCGTTCTCATAATCAATGGAATTGAGTATACCGATTCCGAGTCCGTTACGTTCCACAGAGTAATAAGTCTGGCATCCCGTCGTGTGTTCCGTGTCATTCATTTGAATCATGTAGATTCGCTTCAGAGTTCTTCGGAGCATCTTGGTTTGCTCGACCTGATCCGCCCAGTTGTTATTCCACTCAGCTACTTGTCGCATCTGTGGGATTTCCCAAACTTGGATGCACGCATCGTCTGCACCAACACCCTCGGACGGGTCTAGTACCACACCGTAGATTTGATTCGGCTTGATTTCGGAGTACCAGCGCATTCCCCACTTGTCAATGAACCTTGGTTTCTTGACGACGCCCTTCAATCCTGCCAGCTTAGTAGCAGCAATCAGAGTGGAATCACCAGATACGAATGCGCATTCGAATTCGCTCAGCCATTCTGCTTCTGACAGACCAGCCCTGATAATTTGGTTCTTGAATTTTTGTCCACGGAAGCCACCGACGCCATCAGGAATCGTAGTCCAGTGTGCGTGAAATCCTGCAAATCCTTCCAGTTCTTCTTCGCCTTCGAACAAGTCCTCGTCTTCCTTAGCCTCAAAATCAAGTCTCGCTTCATCGTTCTCGTACAGAATTTGCCACTCTTCATCATCTTCTTGTTCGTCTATTGAACCGGCATCCTTTTGACGTGCGGCATATACATCCACCCACGGATCAGAAGATGCAGCCATTTTAGAGTTGAACCAGATTTTAGCGAACTTGTCTTCGTCTGAGTTGGGAGTACTGGTGATGATACATTTACCACCGGTAGCGATTGTTGGGTAGATTGATGTCCAGAATTTATCAGCAATACCCGGACGCACGAATGCGAACTCGTCGAGATAAATTAGGGAGTTGGCTTTACCACGACCACTGGTAGCAGTTGTAGCTGAAGCGAAGATGCTGGAACCGTTGTCGAACTTCTTTCGAGTTACGATGTTGGTTTCTGCTCCGGGCTTGAGCCACCACGGCAATTCTTCGTAAGCATACCATAGGCGTTCCATGATATCCGTTGCACCTTCAGCATCTTTCGATGCGATGAGTATACGTTGGTCTTTTTTGAAGATAGCCCACCACAATAGAAATGCGGCAGCGGTTTGCGTCTTACCACACTGACGGGAGAGCATAGCGATAGTCAATCTGTTGTCTTGGTAGACATCGATTAGACTTTCTTGGTAATCGTAGAGATCGAACTTCATTGCCCCGAGGACGGGGTTTTGAATCATGACATAATTACGAGAGAAATAGATGGCATCATTCTGACATTTCAGAATCTCGTTAATTTGCCATGGTTCGAATGTTTGTTTATGACCGGCAGGTTTTATCTTGCCGCCTTGTGCTTCGGATAGTGAAGGCATTTAATTGACCATAATTGGCTCAATCGCGACTAACCTCTCAGGGTCTAACTGTTCTTGACTTGCTACGGTTTCAACCCCTGCCTCTCTGGCATCGGTCTCTGAAAGCGCTTTGACGAGGACATCATATGTTTTTCCTGTGTCCTGATCCTGAACGGTAACCTCAAATGGTTTTGGTACCATACGCTCAACCAATGGGCGCGTGAACCTAAAATCACGATCATGCTCTACCAATCGAACCTGACTTTCACTGAGGACTTCAAATGTCCCTGAGCCCCTGACCTTTAGGTCGGGGACGAATTCATAGTTCGTCGGCTGTTGCTTGAACGGTCCCTCTATGTGCATCATGCTCGGTTCGTCTTCGTGACGTTCTACTAGGTAGAAGCCCTTTGGAGAATTTGTTCCGAACACGTCGCAGAGGGCCAAGTGTGTTGTGACGAATGATTCCGTCAAGTTTGGTTGGACGTTCCGCCCTTCTACCTCTTGTTCGCGTGCCTTTCTGTCCGTATCTAGCTCTCGCATGAAAGCGTCAATACGGTCTAAGCCCACGAGGGTTTGTGCCTTGTTGTCGATGTTATCAGCATCTACGGTTGCATCCCAATTCTTGGCATGCTTCGCAAGGCTCTTGTATGTGCCACCGGTCATTGAAGGATGGAGATCGATTGTTTCATCGTCTTCCATTTTCTCGCCGTCCTTATGGACTACGAGATACTTCCAATTTATTGCAGTGAACATGGCGATCTTCTGACGAAGAACACCGTTGTCAACGTCAGTTCCTAGAACGACGCGGACATGAAAAATCTTATCCAGTCCCGGCTCATCATTGCTCGGGGCAAACATTGGCTCAACAGCCGCAAGTGGGTGATACGAGATGCGTTCTAGCGAACGTAGGTCATAGCCCAACAGTCCAATTTGCAAGTTGCCGAAGATTTCATCATCGTGCAAATGCCGCGTTGACTTAATGTGGTAGACGTATTCAGCGTCTTGTTCCGCAAGATGCGCTCGGAATGACTTGGACATTGTTGAGTTTCCTATGTTATCAAACATATTTACTGAGTTTCGCTTTCTGGTGGGACATCCACAGTTTGGGCATCGTTCATCATTTTGATGAGGTCTTCACGCGAGCCGTAAAAGTTGGCTGTTCCTATATTAGTTTTGCTCTCGTCTTTGCCAAATTCAGCTTCTTCCATACGCTGCTTTTTGCGTTTTAGTTGGTGACCAGTCTTGTGCTTGATGGCATCCAGAGTGTGTCCCATAACGAGGGCTGTGGTTTCTAAATGGCGATTGCGGTACTTCGGGTCAATGCCGGAGAGTTCATCATATAACTCTGTGAACATACCCATACCCTTGGTGATAATCTGTTCTAATTGTTTCTCACCTTGTACTACTTTGACTTCGAGGTCGGTCATGTCTGGCAAATCTGCATTCGCTACTGCTACTATCTCATGAGGTTCAACAATGATCACGGGAGCACTTTCTTCCACCGGAACTTCGTCAGGAAGGTCCATGTCTAGCGCTGCGGCAATGTTGGGATTTAAACGTTGATTCATCGTTTGGTTGACCTCTTAGCTTTTTGTACCTTACCTACTCTACTTACCGAATTACCCAACCTAGCCTTGGATTGTGATCTAGCCGCTCTGCTCGCTGTGCCAAGGTTTGATGCCGTTTGTTTCTTCGTTTTGCCCTTAGTGGATGGCTTATTAGACCGTACTTGTTCCTTACCCACAGCTTTGATTGGGTGAGCACGACCCTTGCGATTTGCGTGGTTACTATACAACTCAGCTTCGGTCAATACGATGAAGTCAATGCCGCGACGTGCTGCCCATTGTGCTGCTGCACCCCACTTGGATTCATTTTTGATTCTGAGGGCTACGTCCATCCTATTGGTTGCGTGCGCTGCGGATGCTTCGTGGAGTGGTTTGATTTCGATGAGTTTGGTACTTGTGCCACCACCCGCTTTCATGTATGTCACGAGAAAGTCTGGAACATAAACCGTTTGCTTTCCGTTCAGTGGATTCTGGTAAGGAATTTTTTGCGGCTCTGAAGCCCATTCCATAACACCCGGATGTAAATCACAATAGCGCATGAACTCCAACTCCCACGAACTGCGATATATAATCGGATAATCCCCCGTATACTTCTGTGGATACTGGGGATTGAATGCGCCTTTGTTAGTTGAGCGAGCCATTATTGGTTTAAGGGTCTAGTTGCATCGGCAGACTCTTGAAATATATCAGCGGTTCGTTGTTGCTCTTTTGCTAGCCCTCTAAGTTCAGCGGCGTTTTCGGACAACTCGCGGGACAGTTTGGGGTTGGACTCAACTATATCTTGTGCGGTCTTTTCCTGACTCTCCGCACTCGCATTAGCAAAATCAGCCGACCTTTGTGCGAAGTCAGCGTTAGATTGGAAATCGTCTGCTAGTTGTTGGTTAGCGGGGTCGGGCACCGAAGTGGTGCTGATATCTGATGTACCAATATTAGCTGCATCTTGGGTATTAAGTAATGCGGAACGTTCGGGTTCGTTGGGGAAGGCACTTGCTGCCTCGGTTGCTTTCTGTTCCTTGATTGCCTCGGTCAGTTCATTATCTCGTTTATTAAGTTCGGACAGTCTCTCTAAATCGGCGTCTTCATTTTCGAGAGCATCCTCAAATATTGCTGCACGTTCTGCTTCAACTTGTTCCAAATCTTGTTGCTTACCTTCCAGACTCTCCGGTATAGTTGGTTTCAATTCACTCTCAAGAGCCGGTTCAAATACACCATCGAAGTCGTGTATAAATTCGTTTGCCGCTGCTACTTCTGCCGCTCGTTTTGCTTCTGCCGCTGCTCTGATAGTAGCAGGGGCTACTATACCCTCTGTGAGTTCTACGGGACGGTTGACACGTCCTTCCAATCCATCACGAGCGATACCCGCTTTACGCGCACCACGCCCTGCAAACAAGCGTCCGTTATCGTCCGTCTCACCTTCGCCCGCGAAACGACCACGATATTGACCGATGGTGAAATAAGTTGACTCATAATCAAATGAGGCAGTGACTCTGACGTTTCCGGTACGATCTTCTTTGTCGAGTGCGTCAATATCCCATCCGGTTATAATCGGACGATGATACCAATATACGTTAAGACCGTCCGGTTCGGTACCGAGGTCAATAATCTTTATGGATTCAAAAAAGTGTCTTCCGTCATTGGGTTTTAATCTCATACCCAACGAAGGTCTCCGCCCCATCGCGGAACGCATTTCGCCGCCATCTGTCGAAGTCAAGTCATCGGTGAATTGATACGAGTTACTTTCGTCAGTCCAACTTAAATTTGTCCTACGATTACCAGATAGTGTGTCACCAATGGTTGCTTGATGTGTATAGAAATTCAGATTTTCCTTCCAGAGAGCTTGAACGACGGAAGTCGAGTCATCATGGAATGTCATACTGGCTGACGGATGTTCAACTTGCGTTGGTACATTAATCCATTTGTTGTACGACCGTAATTTTTCTGTCTTGATTGTGGATGATGGGTGATTGATGGATATCAGGTGTACGTATAACCGCCCACGGTCATTGATAAAATCAGCCAAATTAGTTATTGGATTATCTAATGCTCGCGGACTGAATTGGAATTCGACTGCCCATGTAAACTTGAATCGGGGGATACTTAACGCCGAGGCAATATTGCCCGGAGCCGACTGTAAATTACGCTCTTCCTGAGCATAGTTTACAAACGGCCAACCCGTTTCATCGGTTAATGTGTTCAAGTCGCGCTTATTGACTGCCATATTCAATACTCCTAATAAGTATATTTACCCGCAGACCACAACCTAATAACGGAGAAAGCATGCGCATTGATGTACGTAACGGGAATGTTGATAAAGCATTAAAGATTCTCAAGAAGAAATTGTTCGATGATGGATCAATCAGGGACGCTATGGATAGGCGTTATTATGAGAAGCCATCGGATAC